ATTCATCCGACTACGATCACAGGTTGATGACTCACCAGGTAATGCTGTGAGAGATGGTAGTAAGCGATTGTCTGAGTTAGATATCAAGAAACTTAGACTTGGTAAGGTGATTGATATTTGGTTAGAAGCAGAGAGCAGGGAGTATGCTGAGAAGGAACTCGAAATGCTTTCAGATCGTTTCTATGCTAATACAGTCATGGAAGACTGGGATTATGAATTGACTGAGATTGACACATTCCCCAAAGGTATTGAATAATGGATGATTTTAACGCACCAGGATCTAACAAGACAGGACTCACTCCTGTATTCAAAGAGTTCGTAGTTAATTTACAGATAGATAATGTGGTGAAGATCTTAGATGCTAAGATCGATCGTTGTCGTGTTTACGACAGTGACAACCGAGATGAAGTTTATCATAAAATCACAATTACATATAAGGACCCAAAATGAAATCAGTCATTTATTCAAACGGAAGTCAAGAGTGTGAGCGTATGGCATCGTTGCTATACTCACTAGGTGGTGAATTTCTAGAATATCGTCTAAATGAACATTTTTCTCAAAGATCCTTTGAGAATGAGTTTGGTCCAGAAGCAACATATCCCCAAGTCTCGATCGGTGTCAAGCATCTTGGGGATATGAAGGAAACCCTACATTGGTTGGGTGATAAGGGTTTACTTAGTAACCACCATATCCATACCCACTAGAACCAGAGGATCCAGAACTAGAAGAAGAACCACTGCTGCTACTGCTGCTACTGGAAGAAGAACTGCTGCTGCTAGCACCGTTACTATTAGCAGTGCTACTAGCATCTGTGGTTCCTGCCACAACACCAGAAGAGTTCACAAGGTTCTCAGCAGTTGCTGTGGATCCACCATCACTATTAGTAACTGTTGCACCAGAGTCTAACGTTGTAGTACGAATAACTCTGGAACCAAGTTCTTGCTGTCCAGCGAATGCAATAGATGGTGAGAGACCATATCGAGTAGAATATATGTCCTTGGCGGTGATGAATACCTCTTGGACAGAATTTGGTGTCATCTTAACCTGATCACCATCACCAATTTCTTCACTTGGTAGATATTCCAGAAGACTTTCAAATTCATCAACAAACTGTTCTACGTAGTCATTACGTAAAACCCAAATATTTGCTTTCTCATCATTTAGATTCCTTTCATGTTCCCAGTTTGATACTGGATATACGATAGGAGTTACTTGTGTTCCATCAGGTCTATAATACCTAAAAGTGCTATTAACAACAGTACCTTCATGTAAGAGAGTATCACCTTGATCACTCTTTACTTCAAAAGTTTCATGATGATGGATTTGGTTGATTTGACTATTATATCTAGTATCAACATACTTATATAACTCTTGCTCATCCATCGGCCATTCATTATAAATGTTGATAATGTTGTTGCATAGCAATATCACCCAGTCTAATTCTGGGTCACCATAAAGTTCATTTGCAACCTGATAAGGACTTTCATTATTAACAATAGAATATTGCTCAAAACCTAAGATATCCTCTTGGACAATATCTCGAATCTTGATTCGTCGGAAGATATTCTTAGCAACAATGTAAGGTTCAACATTATTCTTCCTAAAAGAAGATATGCGTACCTTTACATTTGGGATTAGTTCAAAATAATGTGTCATTTGTTCTTAGCGCCGTTTTTGTACATATCACGAGTGATGAACGCAGTCTCATCAAATGTCAATGTCATTCTGTATGATGCAGGACCGAAGTCTGTACCATCATCAGCAAGACCTCTGATTGAACTATTTTGTCCTGATGGTGTCATATTGACTTGCATGTTAGTCAACACCATATTGACAGGATACGTAAGTAGTGTTGCTAATGTTTCAGGACGAGTTATCTCACCTCCACCCTTTGCAGTCTTGCTACCAGCACTTGGATTGTATCTAATCAGTTCTGCTTTAAAGAAACGTGGGATAGTTAACCATCTTGCTGCCTCACCACTTGTACCAGGTAGCATTGCATCCCTGAGTGTATGAACAATTTTGACAATGTTCTCTGCTTCCTTTGCATTACGTGGTGACATATCAAAGGTAAAGTTGTGAGAACGATAGTTAACACCTTTGAACACTGTTTCTTGGTATGGGTTGAATACCTTACCCTTTGCTAATGCTGCCATCTGGTTCTTATCCAGAGCGCCATCAGTACCAGCAAAACTATTCAAACCGTTGAAGATCTGAGAGACTGCACTAAACGCAATCTCTGGTTTTGCTGCATTTGCTCCTTGCTGCACCTTATCAACAATATTTGACATATCGTTATTCTTCATTGCTTCCACAACAGCAGAACCGAATGGTCCTAGTGTTGCTTTGTCATAAGTAGTGCTGAATGTCTCACTTAAATCATGTGGTAAGTATAAGTACACAGACTTCATGATCTGATCTGCTGTACCTGTCTTTGCTTTACCGCCACCCTTACCAGGTTGACCAGCATAAGTATATGGATTATTCTTCTCAGAGTCGTAGATAGAGAACTTCAAGTAGTCCATACTACGTGTAGAACTTGTAGAGCGTCTAGATATTGACCCGTCCCCCTTACCCCTCGGACCACGAGGCAACTGTAATGGATAAATAAGTCTAGCGCCATCAGTGCCAATCTTTCCCATCCCACTATTTTTCTTAGCGGACTGAGGATTGTTTCTTGCTTTTTTATTCTTTTGTGGCATGAGTTATTCAGGAAAGTTTAGACCGTCAAACACTCATAAGTATAAAGGTGATCCCACAAATATTATTTATAGAAGTTTATGGGAAAGAAAGTTCATGATGTGGTGCGATAAGAATGAGAATGTTCTTGAATGGGGTAGCGAAGAGATCGTCATTCCATATATCAGTCCTGTCGATAACCGTCCCCATCGTTATTTTCCAGACTTTTATGTGCGAGCACGAACTAAAACTGGCAAGACTGAAAAGTACATCATTGAGGTTAAACCCGCTGCACAAACCGTACCGCCGAAGAAGTCTAAAAGAGTAACGAAGAGATATATTAGTGAAGTGAAGACATATGCTGTGAATGATGCTAAATGGAAAGCAGCGAAAGAGTATTGTCTTGATAGAAGAATGAGATTTATGATACTGACCGAACACGAATTAAAGGTATGAGTATCTTCAACGATGTCAAAGATCTTGCTGGTGGTAGCAAGCAATCCAAAGAATGGTATCGATCTCAGTTTATGTATGGACTACAAGATTCCACAGGGTTCAATGTAGGTGATGTTATATTCTTTTCATATTCTGCACAAACTGAGGGATTGCAGTATTATGATAAATTCCCTATGGTATTAGTAACTGATGTAGATCTACCTAAGAAACAATTCTCTGGTGGTAATTTACATTATCTACGACCAAGTACACGAACAGGTATTGCTAGAACGTGGGGTGGGGGATCACTATCGTATCCTATGCGTTGCCATCATAAATACTTTATGTCAAATGCAGGTAATATTAAAACTGTGCCTTCTATTGATCTAAAAGAAATGAAAGTACCACTACCATTGGAGCAATTCACAATGGATGTTGCTGGTCGTTACATTGATGTACCTAGTAGTATTATTTGGAGTAGATAGTGGCAACCCCCAACAGATTTACTGATTTCAGAGAACAAATTGCAACCAATGCAGGTGCTCCTGCTACTAGCAATCTGTATCAGATCATTTTGCCATTGCCAGCAGTATTCTCTGATGTGCAGAATAATACCATAGACCCGCAGATACGCAATCGGGCAAGAAATACTATGCGTAATATTAATTATTATGCATCCAATGTAACTGTCCCTAGTAGAGCAATCACTACTGGTGAAGTTAACAACTTTGGTATGATGCGTCGATTCGTGACAGGTCAAACTAACTCTGAGATTACTATTTCATTCTTAGTTACCAAAGATATGCAGCATAGAATGTTCTTTGAGCAATGGATGAATGCTGCTGCCTCTGACTCTGACAATACTGTGGGTTTCTATGATAATTATGTGACAGATATGATGATCGTTAAGTGGGAGCATGGAGCAAACTTTAAGATCAAACCTAAGGGGTTTCCTAAGTCAACAGGTTTGCATCCATCACAGGCATCTGCTGTGTGGAAGATGTATGGTGCATTCCCAACTAATATTAGTACAATGACATTTGATAACGAACAGACAAATTTGTTACAAATGGATATACAGTTCTACTTTGAACGGTATCGTTTTGATCAAGTATCCCCTCACACACTCAAAACAAGAGGTGGTAAGAGAAGTGTTATCAGTTATGATGAGATTCAAACCAGAATATCTGGTTCGGGCAATCCTGATGTACAAAGGTTTAGCATCGGATAACCTGTCTAAATAATTACATCGTAATTTCATACTATGCCACTTCCTACTCTTGTTATCCCTGATTATGAGTGCAAAATGCCCATCAGTGGAACAAAGGTCACGTATAGACCTTTCCTTGTAAAAGAGGAGAAACTACTTTATCTCGCTATGGAGAGTCAGAACGAGAAAGAGATGTTCAAAGCAGTCAAGACTATCTTGAAGGCGTGTACTAATCTTAGAACAGTTGACAACCTTGCAACATTTGAGATTGAATATCTATTCTTGAAGATCAGATCCAAGGCAGTTGGTGAAGTTAGTGAATTCAAAGTCACATGTCAAGATGATGGTGAAACCCAAGTTGATGTTGCTATCAACCTTGAAGATGTTGAGGTAATCGTTCCTAAGGAACACAAAAAGATTATCAAACTGAATGAAACTGTCAAGATTGAGATGAAGTATCCTGCTCTTGAATCATTCGTCGATCGAAACATGAAAGACGAACCTGATATTGATGATGTGTTTGATCTTGCTGCTAGTTGCATCAAGAAAGTATATGAAGGTGAAGAGACCTATGATTCATTCACTAAGAATGAAGCAAAGGAATTCCTTGGTCAGATGAACAATGAACAGTTCGGTATGATTCAAACATTCTTCGACACCATGCCTAAACTAGTGCATGAGTTCGATGTTGAGAATCCTAAGACCAAAGTTGTGAATACTGTTACACTTGAAGGACTCGCTTCTTTTTTCGCATAGCCCTGATGCATAGTAGTCTTGAAAATTATTACAAGACTAACTTCGCCTTAATGCATCATCATAAGTATTCACTCGCTGAGTTGGAAACCATGATACCTTGGGAACGAGAAGTTTATACTAACTTGCTCTTGGCATACCTCCAAGAAGAAGAACGAGAAAGATCTAAACAGAAGAACTCCCTCTAATGGCAGCAACTCTAAGAAAATATATTACGGTCAGTCCCAGTCAAGATACTGGTTCTGATGATTTGGGCAAGGTATTTAAAAAAATGACCATTGCCCAAAACCGTATGGGTGGTGCTGTAACAAATATTGGTGTACAACTTACAGAGTTTAAAACATTAGTCCAGATGTATCAAGAGTCCACAGTAGGATTCTTGCAAGAAGAGGTAGATATATCAACGGAAGAGAGTGAACATAGGAAGAAGATAATTGAAGCAAAGAGTGATGCACTTGGTAGGAAGAAAGGTTTACAGCAAGATAAGTTAGCAGAGAAGAAGCAAGAAACTCTGAATGAGAAAGGTGAAGAGAAGTTAGGGGAAGAAGAAGGTAAGAAAGAGAAAAAGTCTAGGTTTGGGTGGTTAAAGAAACTACTCAAACCAATGACATTGCTCATTAGTGGTTTAGTTAAGTTAGTTGCTATACCCGTCATAATGAGTGTGATGGATTGGATAGGTGATCCAAAAAATAAAGAGAAGATAACAAAAGTAATAGGTTTCTTTGCTGCTATTTGGAAATTTGCCAACTTCTTCACCCGTATGGGTGTTGGTTTGGTTCTGGATGGCATAACTGACGTATTTGGACATGACCCCGACAAGGGTATGATCGGGGGTGCTCTCGATAAGATGTTTGGCGTCCTTAAAATCTTAGCGGGACTCGCTTCGATTCAGTTGGCAACACGCATCCTAATGCCATGGAAGTTGATAGGTGATGTCAAATTCATGTTTGGTCTGGGCAAGGCGCTAGACGCTGTTGAGACCGCTGGATGTGGACCAAAAAGACCCAAAATTAGACGTAAGACACCTGGCAGAGATGGTAGAACTGCTAAGCAACGTCTCAAAGATATGAAGAGAGCGAAGAGACTTAGGAGGATAAAGGCTCTTCGCGGTAAGATCACTCAGAAGTTTGGGGCAGCGGCAACTAGGATCAATGGTCTATTCAAGAAACCACCAGTACCTACTGTAAAACCAAAACCAGTATCACCGTTCCAACAGGCGCAGGGTCAGAAAGCGGCAACGCAACGCCTTACCACTGGTGTTGCTACTGATGTTGTTGAGGAGGGTAGTGAGAAACTTACAAAAGCAGCAGCAAAGAACAAGGGTGTCACTGGTGTTCTTAGAAATCTTTGGGGTGGTGTTGTCGATGCAGGTGCTGTTGCCAAGACAAAACTCAAAGAGGGTGGTAGTTTTGCATTAAAGCAGGTAGGCAGACTTAACAATTGGTTTGGTGCTCGTGCTGCTGGATTGATTGATAATGTCAAGGGCATGGGTCAAGGCATCTGGGACTTTGGTAAGAAAGCGGGGAAGAGTCTTGGTGATGTTGTCGAACTGGCAAAGAATCCTAAGGCACTTGCTGCAAAGGTAACTACAAAAGTTAAAGCCTTCATCAAACCTGTATTAGAAAAGAATCCTCAGGCAAAGAAGATTCAAGAGTTTGCTGAGTTACCAAGAGGGCAACAGGTAAAGCAGGCAGGAAAATCTGTTTGGGGTTTCTTAAAATCAGGATTTAAGAATCCTGGGTTCAAGACCATGCGAGAGTTTCTTGGTGCTGCGAAATCCAGCATGAAGATCGGTGGTATTGATACACTGATTGCCTCTATCATGGCATTGTTAGATTATGGTGTGTTTGGTGAGTCACCTATCAACGCTATACTGAAAGCATTAGGTGGTTTATTAGGATATAGTGCTGGTTTTGCTATTGGTGCTCCATTCGGTGGTGTTCCTGGTTTCGTTACTGGTGCTGCTGGTGGATTCGCTGGTGAATGGGCAGCAGAGCAATTACTTGGTTTGCTTGCTAAGACTGGTCTGAAAGATATAGATGATCCAATTGCTGCGGCGATTGGTGGTGATTTTGCAAAAAGGAAGATTGTACGTGATCCTAAGGAGGGAATGCCTGGTATGGAGGCATTGATGGGTGCCGCTGAGAATGATGGTGATGGTACGTCAGAGATCAAACCACCAGATCTTCCTGAGATGGCAAAGGGTGGTGCTATTCGCGCACACAACCAAGGAACTAAGAGATTTGTAGATCCTGTTATTCTGAAACGGAAAGATACTGCAAAGACACCTGTTTCCGATTGGGGTAAATTTGCTAAGGGTGGTACTGTCAATGGACAACTACCTGATGAAGATCTAGTATCTATTGGTAGTGGTCATAAACTTGCTAAGGGAATTGCACCACAGTTCAAGGCAATGATGCAATCAGCATCAGAGTCTGGATTCAAGATGGGAACTCATTTTAGAATCAACTCATCATATAGAACATATGATAAGCAGAAGCAACTTTATGATCAATTAGGACCTGGTACTGCTGCATATCCAGGAACATCTAATCATGGTTTAGGTAAAGCAGTTGACCTTTGGTACACTAATGCATCATATAAATGGTTAAGGAAGAATGCAGGCAAATTTGGTTTTGGTCAGATACCAGGATATGAAACAGACAATCCTGATGGACATGAAGCATGGCACTGGGAGAATCTGAGTGGTTCTGGTAGTAAGGATGGTGCTGGATCTTATGTTGCATCTGGCGATGCTGGTGGTGGTAACACAGGTGGTGGTGGATCTACTGCTAAAACAGGTGACAACAGTGGTAGTGGTACCACAGAAGCAAAGAAGGAAGAATACAAATCAACTGGTAGTATTGTAGATTTCTTTAAGAAATCTGTTGGTATGTTAGGGCAGTATGCATCAGATGCATCAGCAATGGATGGTTCAGGAATGCCACCAAGTCCTATACCAACATCCACAAGTATGCCAAAGACACCGTTGAATGGTATAGGACCTGTTGCTGATGGTGCTGCATATGCTACCAAAATCAATGATGCAGCAAAGTCTAAGAGCACTGCACCTTCTAGCATAAATACAAAAGTAGATAAATTAAAATCTCTATCTGCTGCAAAGGTACGTAGAGATAAGCAACCCGCTAAACCTGATATGATGATTGCCGTGCAACCAGTTATCCAGACTAAGACAGTCAATGCTGGTGGCGGTGGTGGTAACTCTTCTCCCGCATCATCTCCCCTGCTTACAAAGTAAATGGCAGAAACCAAAGCAAGATTATATAAGTATGTAACACCTCCTTCCACTACTGGTAAGGGTGGAATTACTGTGAAGATTGGTGATAAGACAATCACTTCACCAACAGTGGGTTTTGTTAAAAATATCAAAGCAGTCAACAGTCTTGGTGCGACTACCAATAGTATTGCTATTTTAGTTGAGGACATGAGTGCCTCATTCAAGAATTTTTATTCACAAACTCTTTCGTTGCAGCAAGGGTTGATTGATCAACGTAGAGATGCGATGGCAGATGAGAAGAAACTTCTCAAAGATCAGAAACGTAAAGATAAGAAAGCAGAAGGGTTAGAACAAGATAAGAAGGCAGAAAATAAGCAAGAAGGTAAAGGTAAGAGGAGTTCTATTGGTGAGAAGAGTAAAGCAATTGCTGCTAAGTCACTAGGATTCTTTAAAGGTCTTGCTTCACTGTTTGGGGGTATCTTCAAATCAATGCTCCTTTATGGATTGATGGATTGGTTGGGTGATCCAGCGAACACCAAAAAAGTAAAGAAACTGTTCGAGGCAATACAATCTATTGGTAAGTTTCTTATCGAAACCTATGGTGCATTAGTTAAGATGGGACTTAACGGTCTCGTAGAATTTTTAGA